CAGGAACTGGTGTCATTTCAATAGCACTAGTTGGAGCCTTAATCAATCGATTGTTCATATGTAACCATGGCAACATACGTGAACCATCTGGAAATTGAGTACGATCCAATGCTTCAGCAAATTCCCATGAAGCTTGTCCTGCTTGACTTTCTACTAGATTAATAATAGCATCGTGGTAGATGTCAGGCATATTTTCGGTTGGCACGATTAAACATGCATGTGCTTCACCAGGCAATGTGCGATATGCCACTAAGCATTTTTTGTTAGTGGCAATAACACGGCCCACGTGTTTTAGTTCTTGGGCCATATTATGCTCCTGTAGCTGGTGCGGCTGGTGCTGTTGGTTGTGCTGGTGCGGCTGGTGCCTGAGCAGATTGTTGTGCTGCAACTGTTTCTAAGAATGTAGTTAACTTAGTATAAGTTTGGCCAACTGCTACCATTTCGTTTGGTTTAAATGCGCCACGTGAACTAGCAATATCGATGATAACTTTCATTGCGTTAAGATCGTTAATTGTTAAGTCTGTGCTAGGTGCTTCTGTACCTGGTTGTTGTACTGTATCAGTCATAGTATCTCCTTTTGTAAAGTACGTATATAATTTATCTCGTCTGTAAAAAAGGACAGGCAATTGTGAAGAAACTGAGTTCTTTTTCTGATTCAAAACCAATACGTGTTGTATATATTATTGTATTGGTATTATCTAACATAAGTCCCTGTCCTATATAATATCTATTATTTAGATTCTTACGTATCCAGGCATCGATAGATTTGATTAATGTTGGATTATATTTGTCTATATTCGTATATTTAAAATGAGGGCAGGCAACCTCAACCCTCCGTAAATCGAAATAATCCAAAGGATTGGGCTTGCCGTTCTTTAATGCCATTACGCCGCCTCTTTAGCAAACTCGTAATAAGCATATTCTCCAAATGGTGGAACAATCTTATCGTTGCCATGGATAATGAATACTGTATCACAGTAAAATTCATCTCCCCAGCTACCCCAAGGATAACCGTCAGTAAACATGATAAACTTCTTAGGCTGAATATCATTTTCTTTCATGTATTCCCAGTTAGCATCGAACTCAGTTCCGCCACCGCCCATTGGCTCGTAACTGTCAAACTCGTCAATGTTATATCCATCAAAGTCGGCTTCGTTATAGACTTTAGTATCAAAGCACCACACTTTAATCTTAAAGTCTTTATATTCTTCCATAATGCCTTTGATTTCTGTTAAGAAGTCTTTAGCTTGTTCGTCACCGATCGAACCTGACATGTCGATTGCTACACAGATATCAATTGTTTCTTGAAATTGTGTACCGGGCAATACAGCACTCATGTGCCAGCCCTTGCGGTTAGGACGCATAAATGAATAGTCGTTTTTAATAGTGCTTTGGATTTGTTGACGCAAAATTTCACGCCAATTCATCTTAGGCTCTGTAAGTTCCTTAATCATGCGTTGTACGCTAGCGGGCGTATTACCAGCACCTGCGGCTTGCGCGGCCTGCATTGTAGCTTCGCGGATCTCGTCACGAATCTGTTTCAATTCTTCTTTGCTATACTTTGGCTGTCCGTCTTTACCGTTTTCGCCCCAGTCGATATGATCGTCTAATAGTTGACCCAACTGGTTAAGTTCTTCTTCGTCCATTTCGTCAAAGATTTTGTCATAAACTTCTTCCGCACCCATACCGTAGTATTTTGGATCATGGAAGATTTTAATGCCTTCGATATTATGTTCACCGATTCTATCACGTACCAATTGTCCGTTTACACAATAGTCAGCGGCAATATTAAAAATACGTGGATTGCGACCATCTCTACGACCCATGTGATCAAACACATTATGTAGAATTTCGTGAGCAATTACGAACTCAACTTGTTTAACACTAAGCGGTTCAAAAAATTCGCGATTAAAGAAAATAGTACGTCCGTCTGTAGCGGCAGTACCCATCCATTCGGAGCCTTCTTCAATTTTCAAACGTGTTGCTAGATTACCAAAGAAAGGATGGCGAAGTAGTAGACCCACACGGGCTACGATAATTTTGTCGATAATTGGATCTGTATGTGACATGAATGCTCCTTTACTGTATGTATATATTATAACAGGACCCGAGGGTCCTGTCAAATAGTGCTAAACCAATTACTTTTCAGTAGCTTGGGCAATAAAGCGTCCATACTTAGCATGGAAATCATCGAAGCATTTGATCTCATCTGGATCCAATGGCAACTTGTAAGTGCTCAAAGCCAATTTAGTACCCATAATAACCAATTCAGTTTCGAAGTTATTCATCATAAATTCGAAGAAGTTATTTACTTGCTCATTCCAGTTTTTAGCTTTCTTTTCGCAAGCATCCTTCAATTCGTAGCACAATGACACAGTTAAAGAGTACATAGCTGAGATTTCTTTAGAATCCATCTTTTTAACTTTGCCACTCAAAATGTCTGTTGGATTAGGCATTTTAGACGCAACTTTACGGTGAGCCATAAAGCTGATTGCCAAACCTTCACCGACTGAGCCTGAAACCAAATCAGTTAGTGTGTCTGTATCCACATCATCATCTGTAAGCAATTCGCTTACAAAACTCCAAGAGCGTGGAGTAGCAAACGCACGTGAGCTAGACTTTGGATCAAAGTCGTACAAGCTCTTTTTAGAGAAGCTCAAAAAGCCAACTACGTCTTTGTGGACTTTGTTTTCAACAGCCCATTCAAAATAGTCATCCCAGTTAACAGTCATTTCCAAGTGAACAAAACGGTTAGCCAATGGAGCAGGCATACGGAATGTAACGCCTTTGTCAGTTTCACGGTTACCAGCCGCAACTAGTACAACATTGTCTGGCAAGTGATATGTGCCTACACGGCGATTAAGAATAAGTTGATAAGCGGCGGCTTGTACACTAGGTGCCGCAGAGTTCATTTCGTCCAAGAACAAAATAATGTTCTTGTGTTGTTTTGCCATTTCTGCGCTTGGCAATTCTGATGGAGGAGCCCAACGCATTGTATTATCGTTAGAGTCAAAATATGGAATACCTTTAATGTCAGTAGGTTCCCACAAACTCAAACGTACATCGATTACGTGAGAGTCAGTTTCAGCACCGAGCTGTTTAATAATATCTGACTTGCCAATTCCTGGAGGGCCCCAAAGGAAGATTGGACGCTTATTTTGAAAAGCCTTACGCAAAGACTTTTTAGCACCGCTAGGGCCCACTGTACGGCTTGAAATTTCTGGCATTTTAGTTCCTATCTAAAAAAATGTTATTTAAAATAACGCTGTGTAAGTATGTATTGTATAGGAAACTAGTCTGTATGTCAACTGTTATCTTGACTAGCGAGTTCTTTTTCTCGCTCATTCATGGCTTTTATTATACCAAATTTTCTAATGTCGTCCGAAAACAACATTAGCTCAAAACCTTTACGTTCTGAGAAGACAGTGATTGACATCGGAGTTAGGTAGTAAGGACAGTCTACATACCTTTCCAAAAATATTAATGTTTGAGGACTTAATTCGATTGGTTCGGTAAATGGAATTTCATACTCTTTCAAATCCAATTCTTTTACCAAAAATTCATAACCTTCATCACTTAGTCGAAAGTTATTTTGTTTACCTGCTCTTGTACTTTGCCACCATTTACGACTGAATAGTTTGATATTGACATCGTCCATACTCTTACCCCATTGTTGTAAGAATATTTTGGTTAGTACATCTCGGTTTATCATTTTATGATAGTGCCTTGCGTTAACATAACTACTTGGAAATCTTCGGTTCCAAATTGTTGATTAAGTTTTTTAGCAAGATTGTGTGCGTGGCCAGGATTTGAGAAAGAGACCTTTTTATACTTAGGTCCAGGATAAGAGGTGAGGCTATTGAACGACTTTAGGTTAAAAGGCTCGTTTTTATAGAATACTGCCCAAATGGCCTCTGCTTCCAAAATCTGTTCAGATTTGTAAGTTCTTTTGTTAGTGTGTTCTAACAATACTTTAGGTTTAGGTCTTGACATAATATACGTATCCGATTAACTACGTATATTTATCCTTAATTGTCTTTAAATCCACCACCGTCTACAGCTACCGCAATTACCTCATTACCAGCATTACTTTTTAATGCGTTATACATAGTTTCATAGTCTTGATTAACTTTATCTAGTAATTCAATTAATGCTACATTAATTAATCTAGCTTGTTGTATAGTTAATTTAACTTCTTTACTTTGAGATAATTCGGCAGCTTTGACTAACTGAGCAAATTGTGAAATAGGTGCTGTATTAATCGGATTTTGCATTAGCAAGTACCTGTTTCATTTCGAGTTCAGTTTTGAATGGTCCTTTAAATGGATTACGTTCAAGTGTAATGACCTTTGGACAAAAGCTCTTAACCCAGCCTTTATTAAATTTAATAGTATAGTAGCCAGCACAATACAAACTCTTACTAGCATTACTTTTAGTGAATAAAGGAAGTTTGCGTCTTACATCATACATACTGTTATATGGCTTAACGCTAGTTGGATATCCGTGGCATTCATTGGGTTCTGATTGACTAACCTTAACCTTAGTACTAGTTAAGAAAAAGTTTGAACCAAATTGCTTAGTGAGGTCTTGCTTCTTGTTAAACATTACTTCACCATTTGTACTGGACAGTACAAATTTGTTATTTTCTTTTTTGTGTAGTGTTGCGATTTTAGAACCATCTTGTTCTACAATCCAAAACTTACCATCCACAATAGGCTTGGCATGTATCTCTGTCATAGTTTTCTCCTTACACCCCGTAATTTTATGTGGGCATGTTATTTCGTATACACAATTACTAGGCCCCGAAGGCGCACTAGTAATATACGTATTTATCTCACTCATTCTGCCAAAGGTAAGGATAATGCTTCTTTGATAGCATCGATTAGTTCGTCTTCTGTACCAACAATAACTTTGGCGCTTTTCCAATCGTCGTTGTCGTCACGTCCGCCTACTTCAATCATAAATCCGTTATCGTAACGGTTGATTGTAAAACTCTCGTTTGCTTTAACTAATTTGTCTGAAATTGCACTCATTTTGTTTCTCCTTGATATTTTGCCTGGAAAGGCTCTGCGTATGTCTGAATATTATCAGCAATCTTTTTCATGTCCCATGCGTTACAAAATTTAAGCATACGAATGCCAACTTGTGTAACATCTTTAGGCACTGCATGGGTAGCTATTGTTTCTTTAATTTTAACTTTAATATCGTCAGGTTGTGCTGTCAAATCGCACAGTTGTACGTTACGTTGGTAATCTTCTAGAACTCTGTGTTCTTCGCCATTATGGTCAGTCCATCTCTGCAACATGAGATTGTTCCACGCATATCCTTTGGAGTTACGATCTTCGAACGCTTCAAGTAAACCAACTTTGTTTTTAGAACCTTTAGTACGCACACCTGGATACGCCGAGAAGACATTATCACTGGTATCACCACGCATGCATTTCTCGAATAACATCCACTCTGGATCTTGCGCTGGCTTTGGTTCGCCTGTCTTTTTGTCTTTAACGGGTTTACCTTTGGCATCAAAGATTCCTTCGTGTGTAATATGTAAATCGCCTACACCGTTGTACTGACTTACATTTTTACTAATTAATTGTGCAAAATCGCCATCTGTCGAAATAATAACGTGCTTGGCATCTGGATGCGCTTGTACCCAGCCAGCAATTAAATCATCTGCTTCTAAATTAGGATGTTGCATTACAGTACAGTTTGTCTTGTCTGTAATAAAATTCTTAAACTCGTCAAATGCTTCCCAGAACAGTTTGTCTTCATCCTGTTCTTTTTGTGTCATAGCACTACGAGTTTCTTGTCGATTGCGTTTGTAAGGAGCATAAAAGTCCTTACGCCAGCTTCGACCTTCGAGGCAGAACACTACATGAGTACCGCCAAAGTCTTGCCAAGCCTTTTTGATACTGTTAAAGGTTATGTGAAACGCCATGCCAAGTTTAATATCGGCACTACCTTGTACTACGTGTCTAGCACGAAAAAATGTGTTAGCAGTATCAACTATAATATATGTCATTCGATTTGTGCTCTGCCATTAGGCAATTTACTTACGTTAATATAACCAGCACTAGATCTACTAGGATCTTGTCCTGCCTCGGCTAGCATATTTGCGGCTAAATCTCTGAACCAACGATCTACAATCTCTTCTTCAGGATCACCATCAAAACCATAACCAGCTTGTTTTAATTGTACTACAAATTCGTCGTTCCAGTCAAGCTCAAAAAACCCATTGCGTACATTGTCTGGATTAACCTTAGTATCCAATACAGCCACATACGGCTCGCCACGAGCAGTAGCACGAGCTTTCGGATCCATTTTTGCTTGTTCTTCGGCAGTTTGAGCTTTGGCTGTTTCGATTACAGCCTTTGCTTCCATTTCTTTAAGTATCTTTAAGTTTTCTTCTAACTTATCAATACCTAACATTTTTTTAAATAAATTTTTAATCATTTTTATTCTCACATGTACAGTTTCGACCTTGGTTACAATTGCCAGTACAGGCACTTGGTTCTCCAAGTTTAAATATTCTTCCAATCAAAATACCTAGCGGAAAACTAAGTATTACCCAACCACATATAACACAGATCCAAAACCACATATTAAGTTCCCCATTCGTTTTTAAACAACGGTACTTGTAGTCTATCACTATAACGCCAACCACGCTTCATAGCCGCTAATGCTACATTTTTCGCATTTAATGTATAAACACTCTCTACACCGCCAACTGGCATTAAGTAGATATGTCCTTTAAACCCTGCCGCACGATACGCACCTACAGCACATTCTGCGTCAGCAATGTCTTGTTCTGTTGCCACTACAAATTTTAAATAAGCAGTTCCAACTTCTTCATACTCTTGTACGATTTCGGGACAAATAGCTTCTTCCCACTTTTCTCCACTTGCTGGAAGTTTAGCACTTACACTAAATGTAATTTCTCTGTCAGTTCTATAACCAGTTTGTAACCAACCATATGTTAAATATTTTTTAAATTCTTCTGTAAGTTTTTGAGTACCATTAGTCTCAAATGTAATTTCTTTCAATCCTACCATGCTAGGATGATTAAGCAAATCTGGATAAGCACGTTGCCAACCTAGTAATGGCTCTCCTCCTGTTATAACGAGGTGTTCTGATTCCCAATGCGTTTGTGGTAAGATTTCCATGATTCTATCTGCGATAGCGTCTGAGGTGAGCATTGGACTAAGTTCTTTAAAACTAGGATGCCAACTAGCATAACTATCACACCCCGTAGAAACCAAAGGTAATTCTTCATATTTGTTATATAAGTGTACAACTTGAGCAAGTTCTTCTGCTTCTTGACTTAGTTCGCCACGTGGCATACCAAAACCTTGACAGCGGAAATTACAGCCGAAAGTTCTAAGGAAAACGGACGGTACACCCATGTATCGTCCTTCGCCTTGTACGCTGTAAAATAATTCGGCAATCTTAATCTTGCTCATTGTCATCTCTTTCTAAAAATTGTGTTACTTGATCTTCTGCGTCTTGTAAAAACTCTGCGTATACTTTAAATGTAGCAATACCATTTTTTGCTGTAATGTCAAAAGGAATTGTTCCATTTGGAATCCAGTTTGGACCTACTTCACGTTTAATTTCAAAAACTTGTAAACGTTTTATACGTTCCATTGTTTCATCAAATATTTGTTTAGCATTACTCATTCGCAATCGCCTTGCTCTGCTAGTCTAGCCACTGCTGATTTTTCTTTATGTTCTTTTCTAAAGTTATCTACATCTTCTATAGCACTTAACAAAGTATGAGCATAGTTAAAGGCTTGTTGTTGTTTTAAAATTACTGTAGACTCTGTATCAACATAGCCTTTAGTCAACAATGTCCAAATAGCATGCCAGCGAGTTTTACTCCACCAATTGCTTTTTACAGTTGTATAGATTGTAACACTAACTTCGTGATCGTCTGCTTCTACCCAGAGATGATGATCGTGATCTGAAGCACCACACTCGCAAGTAACTCGGTAGACTTTACTGTCTCCCCAGTCGTTTGTCTTCATAATGCCTTCAGCTGGTACTTGTACTATCATTTTGAAGCGTATTCCTGTTGCATTTTAATATTGTCAAAGAACTCTTTCTTTGTACCGTGGTCGTCTTTGAACGCACCTTTAAGTACTGTTGTCTGCGTTAAACTGCTCTTGGCCATGATACCTCGATTCTCACAACAACCATGTGTCATTTGAATATACACACCTAAGTCTTGTGCTCCTGTGGCTCGTTGGATTTCCCTAGCAATATCGTTACACAGCTCTTCCTGGAGAGTGCCGCGACGAGCACACCACTGAGCAATACGAGTGTACTTAGACAAACCAATAAGTTTTTGTGCGGCGATGATGCCAATGTAAGCGACACCAGTAACGGGCTGATGATGATGACTGCACATAGAGCGGAGCTCACTACGTACCACCAACATACCTTCATATCTGTCTTCGCTGTCGTTTGGAAATGCTGTTGCGTCTGGTGCTGGTTCATATCTACCACTCATTATTTCATTGAAGTACATTTTAGCTAGACGTTTAGCAGTACCATGACTATTTGGATCTGTTTCTCTATCAATCAATAAAGCGTCCAATACTTTTTCAAAAGCTAAAGTAGCTTCTTCGATTAATACTTCTTTTTGTTCTTCATCAACGTATTCACTGATATTGTCACCAGCCCAAAAACGTTGACCTTGTTTTTTCATTTGTTCACGAATAGCTACGTGTAACGGTCTGCCTTCATCTTCTATGTTATTATATGTTCTTGATTCTGTCATAAGTATTCCTTTGTACTATTATATAGGTTTATTTAGGCCGATGTCAATTATTTCTTGCTCGAAGTTTACGACAGCCTTCTTTAACTTGGACAGGATAATCTGGGCTGATCTCTGCTATACTACAATCGTATTTTACAACTAAGTGTGGATGTGTGTAATTCCAATAGATAGCAAATACTAGACCTGCTAACCCTAATAGCATTACCATGAAGAAATCTAAATTTTGTCTGAAACTAGAATCTGACATAAATGATAATCCTTTTTTGATTTAAAATAAAACAACATATAATCTGAATACGGATGGCTGGTGTACCGACCACCAGGCAAACCAAATACTTCTACAATATCTGCGCATAGTTCATTCCACCAGTATTCTTTTTGGTTATCCCAAGGAATTCTGACTTCGTAAACTTTATTACTTGTTTCCATTATTAAACCTTGGATCGGTTTCCATCATTCGAAGTTCGTCTTTTAAGTACTCGAGATAATCCATTAGTGTAATACGTTTCTTTTCACTACCTGCTTCTGCTGTAGTTTTACTAATGTCTTCTTCTACTTTAAGAATTTTAGATTTTAATATAGAAATTTCGTCATTCATTTTTTTAATCTCGTAGCAATACTGCCGCCGAATAAACAATTAAATGCCAACCAGGTTTGCCAAGTATATGGAATCGCTAATGTGGGAAACAAAGTGTTTAAACTCCAAATACCTACAATAGGACCAAATATTAGTGCAATTAAAATAAGAGCGATACCAAACATAAGTTTAATGATAGCTGATGTCATAACCAAAAATCCTCCCACGGATAAACTAACCAGCAGTCTTCCTCTGCTTTGTTTACGGTCCAAACATAATAGTCTGGATCTTTAAATTCACTTGAAAAATTATGTGTCAATACAGCAAAGCGAACAGAGTCGCCCCATATACTTGACCAATTAGGATGCCCAGGCAACGCACTAGACTCCCAGTCTTTTTTAATCCAGTTAACAGTAGATCCTTGGTCATTAATATCATCAACAACTAGTATCTTTTTACCTTCAAAGGCATCTTCTGCCATGCCTGTATTACTAACACAATCTCCGCCATCACGCAAACTAACATCCAATGATTTCATGGGAATACCAGTATACTGACTAAGCAGATTAGCAGGCACAAGTCCACCGCGGGTTATACCTACAATATAGTCAGGACGCCAATAGTGTGCTGACATCTGGCGAGCGATGTCTAAACACGCTCCTTCGACTTGTTGCCAACTGTAATAGACTTTCTTCATGCTGTTAGCGCAGATGCCAATGTTGCCATTTCATCTCGAGTCATAAAGAAATTGTATACAGCAGTATCTTGTACTACACCGTCTTTCAAAGATTGCTGTTCCATATCAACGCTAAACAAACCTTTAGGGTTTAGTACTTCGTGTTTTTTTAAAACAAGGCGAAATCCTTCGTGTTCTTTGATTACAGTTTCTGTATAAGTATCTCTAACTGATTCATGTAGTTCCATTTTCATCTCCTTTAATTGCTTCAAATGTTCTGTATTTTCCCAAAGCATTTATGTACGCATCGTACAGTTCTTTGAGCTTTGGATGTTTACGTTCTAGTATAACATCTCTTTCTGGAATATTCAAGACTTTTTCAATCGTTTCCAACCGTTCTTCTAAGTCTCGACCATTAATAACCATATTACCTTTGACTTCTAATGTAGGCGGATCACCTTGGTTGACAACCATTACTGTATCAGCCGGATGTTGATACGCTGTAGTAGTTGTCCAAGAAGTTCCATTAGATCCTGCTGTTAACAATGATCCCGATGGTATAGTTGGTAATGTTAGATTAGTTGGAAAGTAAGCCATTCTTTCTGTCACTTAAATATTTTTCAAAGTGGATCCATTTATTTTCTACAATAAATCCCCACTCACGTTGACGCTTACCCACAAAGAACAATGTCCAAGGAGTAACGCCCTCTTTTAATTCAATACGGTGAAAGGTATGTGTGTTACCAAAACGGAAACTACCTGGACCACGCCATACTCTTACTTCACAGTTTTTTGTACCATCTTCATTAAACTGTGCGATCCACTCATAGTATCCACCAGCAAGAATAATAGTAAAGTAATTCCAAGGATGATCATGGACATCATCTGGATCTGACTTTAAAAACTTGTGTAAAAATACATTATAAGGAAACGTCACACGTTCTTTAAATAGAACATAATAGCGTTCTAAATATGGTTCGTTTTCGGTACGATCCATAATGATGCGTTTGCGATCATGGCGTTCAAGCCAATTAAGGAAGTGGTCTTTTATCTTCTGGAGTATCATAATGATCTATTACTAGTTTGTAAGTTGTTTTAAATTTTTCAAATGCTATTTTTAAACCTGGATATTCTTCGCACATTTTTTGTACTTTGTTCCAATCGGGAAAATGATCTTGCCATTCAACTGGTATTTGCCATTCGTAACCAGAACCGGCACCGCTTAGTGTAACAGTTGCTCCGCCACTAATAGAACCGATAGATATAGTACCGTTGCTACCACCGATACCTGCGCCAGTATAATACAAACTGGATCCTGTAGTATTACTGATAGTAACATTGCCCATTCCGCCCGATGCGGCACTGATGTTAGCTACGATACTAGGATCTAGTGTTATAACGTCTTGGGCTATAAAACCAGAACTAGTACCATTACTTGACCATTCGTAGGAGTTCGTTGGCACTGAAGAAGTTGTCATGTAAGTCCTTTGATTGTTTTCGGATCATAGGAATTCTTGTTGTATAATTATCCATA